AAGCAAAGGCCCCATATGCAACTTTAAAAGAAAGAATAGAAAATATAACAGGAATATCTGATGATATTAAACTTTCTGCTAAAATTTATACTCCTACAACACAAAATCAGGTAATAAGTAAAGGACAATATCTAGCTGGTGATCAAACTATATTAGGAGATATAAATCTAAAAGGAGAAAATATAGTAAAAGGTAAAAGTATATTTGGAGTAAATGGGACTGCTGAACAAGGCAGTTCTTTTGATGTAGATGATAAAATAGTTTGGAGTGGTTGCTATGCAAACCAAGCTGTTCAAGCTGCAAGAAGTTATTGGGATGCTAGAGTTGATGGTCAAATAAAATTTGCGTATTCAGCTGGAAAGAGTATATTTGAAGGTAAACTTACAAATTCAGTTGGAAATATATTATTTGATTGTTCTACATTTCTTGTATTAGTAGCATTCTTAGGAATAGATTTTGCCAATTCACCATTTGTAAATGCATCAGGGAATAATAAGACTATTGATGCAAGTACAATAGTTCCTATAAGTAAATTCCCATGGGCACATGATAGAGGAAAAGTAAGATATGCTGCAGATATAGCAGAGTATTTTTATAGTAGACTTGTTCCTATAGATGAAGTAATGCCAGGGGATATTACTTGTCATGCAGGCAAAAATACGGATGGAACATATAAAATAAAAAATCGTTTTAAAAATATAAGTCACGTTGGAATTGTAGCTGAAGAAAAATATATACAACGTGATGCAAATGGTAAGGTTACATATTTTGAATATTACAATGTTACATCTACAGAAAATGTATGTATAAGAACTAAATCGACATCAAGAGATGATATAGTCTTCGTAGTTAGACCAGATTATAGACCGAGAATTGATGTATCTGAAATAAATGAAACAATAAACCTTATGCCATTAACATATAAAAGTTGTAAAGTAGGTAAAACATTAACACTAAATAGTATGAAATTTAAGGTCAATACAGATGGAAGTATTGAAACAACAGGACAACCTACAAGTAGTACTACTTTCTATCTATCACATAAATCTTATCCTCAGTATCTAAAAAAAGGTACTTACAAATTAACTGGATGCCCAAAACGTTCAGATGTAACAACAGGTAAAACATGGGGGTTAGCAATAAGGGAAAAAGATGGAACAGAGTTGGCATGGGATTTAGGAGATGGTGCTACATTTACTGTTACAGAAGATTTTGCTGAAATATATATATATATTTATATCTCAAAAGTTAAAAATAGTACAGGTTATAAATTTACACCGAAGCTAATTAGAACAGCATAAGGAGGGAATATATGTCAAATATAGACAAGAGGTATAAAACAGTTAACCTCGATATAGTAGAAAAAATGCATAATGATATAAATTTAATTTTTTCAAAGTCTGATGTAAATACGTCAGACTTTTTTATTAGAATTACTAAAAATAAAGGAGAAATAGATCTAACGTCCTTTAAAGTTATTTTGTATGTGTTAAATCCAAACAAAGAAAAACTTCCACCTAAATTATTGCAAAGTAGTAGGAAAGAAAAAGGTCTTTTTTATTGTAATTTGCCATATGAGTATAAAAATGCAGCTGGACCATATGAGTGCCAAATACTTGTTTTAGATGAAAATACTAATGAAAGAATAGTAACAACTGAAAAGTTTTTATATAGTGTACAAGATGATCTAATTGATTTAGATGAGAGTGAAAAAATAGAAACAGAAGGAACTACTAAACTAACCCTTGTTGATGATGAAACAGGTGAAACAAGTGTTATTGAAGTAGCCAGCTTTGATTTCTCATTATTTGATGAAGAATTCGATAAAGTTCAATATACAATAACTAACAATTTAACAAATGCTATGACAAATAATTTAGCAGTGAAGCTTGATGAAAATGCAACATATAAAGCTACTATAATGGCAAATGAAGGTTATAAACTAAGTTCCGTAATTGTAATAATGAATAGTGAAGATATAACAGAAGAGTGTTATGCAGATGGTGTTATAAATATACTTGCTGTAACAGGCGATGTGTTAATAACTGCTATAGCAGAAAAAATAGTTGTTCCAGTAGATCCAGGAGGAGATTCTGGGGGAGATGAGCCAGAGCCAACTCCAACACCTACACCAACTCCTACAATTGAGACTCCAAACTGTTTTGATGAAACAGGAACAATCGATGGGAATAAATATATATATAGATTTACGAAAGCACGTTGTACAAGCTATGGTGGTGATAGTGGAAGTGCATCTGGACTGGGATTAAAGGTTGCAAAAACAGTAGGAGCACATAACATGCCATATGGAACAAAATTGTATATACCGTATCTTAAAGGCAAATTTGGTAATACAGATGGAATAGTTACAGTAACAGATACAGGAGGTTATTGTACAGATTTTGATATATTCTTAGATAAAGATTCTGACAAATCTGCAGAGAAAAAATGGGGAAATCCTCGATTTCTTGATGTATACGTAATAAGCTGGGGAACAAAGAGAGTGGCATGGTCTTTTACTGAAGCAGTTAAATTCTGTAAGGGTTACTATGGACTTAGTACATTCCATGTTGCATGGACTGAATATATAAAATACAAAGGCTGCACGATTAATCTGTGGAAATTCAAAGAAGATGATAAAACGTTCAAAGAAAATTCATGGTACAAAGATCTATAAGATAGGAGGATGAGAATATGGCAAAAGAAGTAAATAAAATAGAAGAATTTAATTTATTTGATACAAAGGCACGTGAAGATATAAAAAAATTAAGTTCGCAATATAAAGATATTGCGAACGAACTTGGACGAGATAGTAATTCAAATCCTATTGATATGGGTACTACAGCGACTACAATAAGAGGTGCAATAAAAGAAATAAAAGATAATAGTAATGGGAATTTAACTGATGAACAAATAGAAACTGCTATAACTGCATATTTGGGCAAATATCCAATTACAGGAGGATTAACAAGTTCACAACTTTCTGCATTGAATAATATGTTCAAAGTATGTGCATATACCAAGCAAGATATTTCAACTGAATATGCTACTTTTAAAACTGCATTCGGAATTAGTAGTGGTGATACACCAATAACAAAACAATACACTATTACTAATAATCTTTCAAATTGTAAGAATAGCAACTCTAACACATCAATTAAGGAGAGTACTTCCTATGTAGCTACAATAACACCAGATAATGGATATATAATCAATCAAATAACTGTTATGATGGATGGAAAAGATATAACAAATACAGCAGTTGATGGGTCTACAATTCATATAACATCTGTAACTGGTAATATTATAATAACAGTAACTACAACTGGTATTGAACCTCAGCCATCACTTTTATATAATTGGGATTTAACAAATTCTTTAACAGACACAGTATCAAATAAAGAATCAAGATTGGTAGGAACTACATCTGAAGGTACTATTTCATCTGATGGATTAACTTTAGGTGTAAGTAATGACGTAGGAATAGTAATTGATTGTGATATAGTAGGTAAAAAAATAGAATTTGATTTAGGTGATTGTCCTTCTAGAAATACTACTACAAGAGCATTTGTGTTTGGTGGAACTAATGCTGAAACATTATCAAGTGGATTACTATATAGGAACGGCTATTGGACACCTTNGACAGACACAGTATCTAATAAAGAAGCGAGGTTGGTAGGAACTACCTCTGAAGGTACTATTTCATCTGATGGATTAACTTTAGGTGTAAGTAATTCCGTAGGAATAGTAATTGATTGCGATATAGTAAATAAAAAAATAGAATTTGATTTAGGTGATTGCCCTACTTTAAGTGGCACTACAAGAGCAATTTTATTCGGTGGTTCTAATGCTGAAACATTGTCATGTGGATTATTATATAGAAATGGTAAGTGGACACCTTACAATGCAACTGGTTGGGGCGACTCTACAACTTATTCAGATTCACAAATGTTTAATAATTCTACAGTTACAGTTGAGGTTGATAGTAGTTATAATGCAACTTTTAAATATAATAATCAAGTCATTGCTACAGTTATTTTAAACAACTCAACCGTTCAAACTTTTGGATTTGGAAGTAAATCTCAATCATGGATTGGTGCAAAAGTTAAAGCTATAAGAGTATATCAAATGTAGGAGGATGAATTATGAGTATATATGATATAAATGGAAATGAAATTATTTCAAATTCAAATAATAATTATTTTTTTGATGAAGTATTACATAGAGGATGGACAGATGGCGTACCTGATAATACGCTACCAGCGTTTTATTTAACTGTAGTAAATGGATATAAATGGGCAGAGTGTGATATTAGAATGAGTTCTGATTCTATACCTGTTTTAAGTCATGATGCAACAATAACTGGAACTGTAGATGGAGTTGAAACAACCTTAACTATTGCTAATGCAACTGCTGAAGAAATTAAAAAAGTTGTATTGCAAACCCATGCGAAATATGGAGAAATAAAGATATCAACATTAGCTGAACTACTTGATATGGCAAAATATATAAATTTAGGTATTGTAATTGATTTTAAAGCAGGTGGGGGATTAAATTCGGTAGATAATAATAAAATTGTTGCAAAAACAGTATTAGAATCTGGTTGGTCTAAACATTGTATTTATATGCCTTTAGATACCAATATGGCCACTGCAATACAAAGCATAGATAAAAATGCATCTTTTGATTTTGTAAAAAGTGGAATAACTAGTGTAGATGGTTTAGGAACATTAGATGATTATAAAACATTATTGACTGGAGCTAATACTGTTAATTTTAATATACAAGCAACTGTAAAAGATAGCGAAGGCGGATTACCTTCAGTTGTATTTGATACCTTAAGAGAAAATGGGTTAGGTTGTTCGTTTTGGGGAGTGAATGCTAATGGATATTCAACTTATATGGATAAATCACCTTCAAGAATATGTTATCAATACAGCGATTATGCATATTTAGGTAAAAAATATTGCGATGATAAAAAAAATGAATATGATTTAAAATATAACAAATAAAAGGTGACTTTGACAAAATAAATGGAATATTTTAACATATAATTATCATGGATTAAGGAGATAGGAATATGTTAAAACAAAAAATATTAAAATTTATAATAAATGCTACTTCTATAAATATCTTACCATCTAAATTTAGAACAAAATTACTAAAATGTTTAAAAAATATAAAAGCTAAAGAAATTAGGGGAAAATGTTATTTTAATAGCTTAAATATTGAAATAAGTGAAGGGACTTTTATTAACAGGGAGTGCAAATTTTATTCATCATATTGTAAAGATTCTAAAATAACTATAGGGGAAAATTGCTACTTGGGTATGAATGTTTCCATGATAACTATTTCTCATAAAATTGGAGATATGCAAAAAAGGGCCGGAGAAAATTTTTATAAAAGTATTACTATTGGAAATGGATGCTGGATAGGAGCAAATACTACTATTTTACCAGGAGTTAATATAGAAAAAGGATGTATAATAGGTGCTGGAAGTGTAGTAACTAAAGACTGTAAAGCAAATGGATTATATGCAGGGGTACCAGCGAAGCGAATCAAGGATTTAGACTAGATTAATTTCTAGTCTTTTATATTGTAGTTGTAAGTTCACAATTTAAAAATATTGTGAACTAATTTGCTAAGTAAATACCAAGTAAATACAAAGTAAAAAAATGGTATTTAAACCATCTTATAGTATAATAACTGTAAGGGGGTGAAAAAAGATGTAAAATGTGAGAAAATAAAAAATAAAAACAATATATAATTAAAAAAACTAAATCTATTTTTAAAAGGACTGTAGCGGTACAGTCCTTTTTTATATAAGAAAGGAATTTTGCATGAATGATGAATGGTTAAAAGACACACTAAAGAGACACGATGAAAGGCTGCAAAGACATTCTGAAAGAATAGACAAACTAGAAAATACACAGTCTGAAATGGCAGTAAAAATAGAAAATCTATGCAATACCATAGACAAACTAGCAAGCAACTTAAATAAACTAACTTGTGCAATTATAACAGCATTGGTTAGTTTTTTCTTTTATGCAATACAAAATAATTTATTTAATTAATAGGAGGTAGTAAGATGAAATTTAATATCAAAGAACAAATAAAAAACAAAAGTTTTTGGTTATCTATAACAGCATTATTAGTGTTAACAGCTCAACAATTTGGATTAGATTTTTTACCTAATAACTTCCAAGATTTTGTTAATTCAGTTTTAACTATACTAGTAGGTATGGGTATAATTACAGATTTTAAAACAGACGGATTTGGAGAATAAGAATAGATATAAATACTTTATAAGATAACTGTGAGGTGCTTAGGAGGTCGATAAGAAGGTCGATTTTTTAAGCATCTTTTATTTTTAGAAAAGGAAGTGTTAATATGAGTAAAAAATATTTAGTAGCTATAGATGCAGGACATGGTATGCATACAGAAGGTAAACAATCAGTTCCAATGTCAAAAAATTTATACATAGATGGTGAATTAGTCAGAAAAAAAGGAAAGATCATAAAAGAAAATGAATGGAATAGAGGTGTGAGTGAATACTTATCAGCTGCACTAAAAAGATGTGGTATAGATACAATGTTTACTGCAGATATGACAGGAAAAACTGATATTGCCTTGTCTACTAGAGCAAGTAAAGCTAATAAAGCTAAAGCAGATATATTAATTTCAAATCATTATAATGCAATAGGAAGCTGTGCTAAATGGCAAACTCGAGTTAAAGGGTTATTAGTATTAAGAACTAAAAATTGTTCTGAAAAATCTATAAAATTAGGAAAATTAGCAGTTAAGCATCTTAAAAAAGACATAGACTATGAATATAGTTATGGTTTAATGCGCGATGTAGATATGAGTGGATTTACATTAGCTATACTTAGACAAACAACAATGCCAGCAATATTAATCGAGTATGGTTTTATGGATTATTGGAATGAAGCAAAACTTATGCTTGATAAAAAACATCAAGAAAAATGTGCTGAAGCAGTTTGTAAGGCAGTATGTGAATATTTCGGAGTAACTTATATAGCAGAAAAGCAAGGAGCTACTAAAACTAAATACATTAGAATATTAAAAGATATAAACATACATAGCAAAGCAGATTTTGATGCTGCTAATGTAATAGGTAAAGTTACTGCTGGTGGAGCTTATACTATAGTTGAAAAAGTAAAAAGAACTGGAACAGATATGTATAAACTAAAATCAGGAGTATATATAACAGCCTCACCAAAATATGTAGAAGTATTTGAAAAATAATATTATAATATATTAAGGACGTATGAGCCTTGTAAAAATTTAGAGACATAGGAGCTCTGGCCATAAAAATAGCTAGAAGGTATAGAGACCTTCTAGCTTCTATTTTTAATATGTGCTATAATATAAGAGCAAGCAATATCCACTAAAACAAGGATTAAAACTTAATTTATGTAATTATAAAATTGCTTGCAGAAAAGGACTAGAATAACTCTAGTCCTTTTTATTTTGATTAAAATTAAAATTAATATTTAACGATTATTTATTATGTAATCTTCTCTATATAGATGATAAAGTTCAAATAAATCTCTACCATCGTATTCATATTCTAATTTGAACCCTTGCCACCATATGTCATCTATATGATTTGTTATTCCAAATATATATTGTTCCCCATTTTTTTCAGCTAATTTTACTTCTGCTATTTCACTTACATCAACTGTGTTGATAGAATCCTCCTTTAAGATTTTGTACTCATTCCAAGTTCTTGTTTTATAAGCTTTCATTTTTATTCCCCTTTTCTATTATAATTTTATTGTTTTCAAAAGTAGCTGTTATTTCCCTATCTTCTGGACTAATACCCATTTCTTTAATCCATGCTACTGGAAGAGTTAACTTGTAAGACAATGCATTTTTACTTGCATTGCCTCCAGCTTTACAACAACTTACTTTTAAATTTCTTTGTTCCATGTTATTTCTCCTTTACTCTGATTCAACACAATCGAAATATCTAAACATTTCAGTTGCTTTTTCTTTATTTTCTTCACTTTCTTTTACAAATCTTAATAAACCCCCTACAAAATAATCGAAATCTCTCCAACCGTCTTCATCATGGTAACAATGTAAAAATATATGTTTTTTAGTTTCGTCTAAATAAAATCTTACTTCATATATATTTTTTCCTACATCTAATGAATGATGTATAATTTCTTTTGTAAAGTTATTTTCTAGATATTTATATATATCCCATTTATTAACCTCATTAAAGAATTTTTTTCTATTTATTATTGTCATTTTCTTTTCCCCTTCCTTTTTACTCTCTTGAGCTAAGAAAGATAAGCATAAACCTAATTGAGCTTGATAATCTACTTCTGGATATTGTTCTTTTATTTCTTTTGTCATTTTATGAGCTTCTTTCATTAAATTTCTTTTCATCTTTCTTAACCCCTTTCTTATTATTTATTATACTTATATAATATACTATTGGTTACCAATAGTCAAGTAAATTTGAAAAGTTTTTTCTAAAATTTGTATAAATATTCCAAATATAGTCAATGCTATTAATAAACAGGAGGTATTGGCTATGAAAAAACTAGCATTGGAAGTTACAGGGCGTATTGCATATCTAGGCATCGGAGTAGCAAGTGCTATATTGATAATGATGTAATGGTAGGCTAGGGGAGTATATCTCAGAAGATAATAAATAAATAATAAGGCTGGAGAAATGAATTCTCTAGCCTTTAATGTGTTATAATAAATGTGGATAAGTTAATTTTACTGACATTTTTACTGACATTTTAATTTGAAATTTTGTTAAAACGTTGGTATTGCTAATACTATAAGTTTAATATAATATAGTTACTAGATATATTAAATATGATTTATTAGTATTTAAATCGGTTTACAATGTTTAAATATCAGTGTTTTTTGATTTATTTATTTTTAAATAGCTTACTGACAATTTACTGACCAGTTAAGTTTTTACTGACAAAACTGACAATTTACTGACTTAGTATATTGTCAATTTTGTCAACTGCTATCTTATCATTTTCCTTAAAAGCATGCGCGTAGATTTTTAATGTAATAGATATGTCGGAATGACCCACGCGTTCTGATATTGTTTTTACATCTACACCAGATGCAACTAACATAGAAACATGAGAATGTCTTAATGCATGTAGCTTTTTAAATTCAAGCCCAATTCTTTTAATAAATCGTTTAAAAGTAATATCTAAATTGTACGGATTATAATAATTGTTATTGCTGTTTATGCATACTGTGTCATATTCTTTTTCTTTCATTAAACCTTGTAACTTTAATTTATTTTGTCTTAATTTCTCTTTTTTTAGCATGTCAAAAACATGATCTGGCAGAGAAATTTTTCTTATTGATGATTTACTCTTTGGTTGCTTCATGATATATTTACCTTCTATGTATTGTAAATTATATTGAATTTTTATAGTTTTATTTTCAAAGTCTACACAATCCCATGTTAAACCTAAAACCTCACCGCGTCTTAGACCTCCATAGATTAAAAGCTTTATAGCATTTTGAAAATATATACTTTCACTTTCTAAAGCGTTTAGTATCTGTTTTATTTCTTCTATCGAATATATTTCTTCTTCGTGTGTTTTATTGTTCTTTGGGAGGATAATAAAATCAGTAATCTTTTTATTTATCTCTTGTAATCTGTATGCTTCATTTAGTACAGCATTGCATAATTGCATTATTTTTCGTTTTGAGCGATAAGCTAAATCTTTTTGAAACACATAATTAACAAATGTTTGATATTTATTTACAGTTATGTCACTTAATTTCATATTTCCCCAATAAGGTTCGACATGTTTTTTTACGATACTTTTCGCACAAGCAATAGTATTTTCAGATATCCCTAACTTGCTATCGTAATATCGATAACAGCGATTTGTAAAAGAAATGTTACTCGGCAAAGCATAAATATCATTATTTATACTATTTTTAACTTCTATTAATTTTTTATCTGCATCTTTTTTATTTATAAAACTACCTTGCGACTTTTGTTTCTTTTTGCCAACTTCATCTATATATTCTACATATACATAATATTTGTCATTTCTTTTACGTATAAAACTACTTAAAATTTTTTTCATTGGTAACCCTCCTAATTAAAAAGAGCAGCTGGTAAAACTGCCCTGATGTTTATCTATTATTGTTATTATTTCTATTTTATACAATATATATCCTTTTAGAATAGTTTAGTTTCATTTGTTGTATAAACATTGTAATAAAGGTAATTAGCTCTAAAAGCTACTAAGATATCTAAAACTAATCCTAAAAGTAAAAAACTTATAGAAGAAACTACTATATTAGCTATTAAATATATTAGTCCTTGAATAACCATACCTTTATACATCATCCAAAATGGACCAAAGAAAAATGCTGCCCAATTAAATTTACCTTTATAACTACCATCGCTATCTTTTATTGATTGGAATTCACCTTGATAATAAGGTGGTAATTCACTAAAGTCATAGTTTGCTTTTTTATTTCCAGAACTACTAAATGTAAAATCACCAAAGTTATTTTTCTTTGGTTGATATTTTTCTAGCATAGAGCCACACTTTACACACATTTCTTGTTTTTCTGATGTTTCAGCACCACAATTTTGACAATAATTATCTCCATTAGTTACTCTAACACCACAATGAACGCATATTTCAGCTTTGTCATCAACTTGACTACCACAATTTCTACAATACATAATATATCCCCCTATTGTTTGTTTTTTAAAGTTTGAGCTTTTAATAATCTTTGTTTAAATTTCTCTAGTTTAGGATTAATATCGCACCTATCAGATTTAATACTAGAAAAAACCTTGATAGCTTTATTTAAAACTCTTATTTCATTGTTATAATCTTTTCTTTTTCTATATAAAATAGTTAATCTATCGTATGGATAATTTCCATCAAAGTTATATGAAATTGCTTTCTCATAAAATTCTATGGCTTTTTCTATATCTTTATTTTTTTCATATTCCATAGCTTTTAAATTAGCCTGATAACCTTTTTCAAAATTTAACATTAAAGTCCTCCTTATATATTTTTATTAAATTGTAGCATATTATACAGAAATTTATACAATAAATCCCAAATTACCCTTTTTTATTTAATATTTTTGTTTTATCATATAAATATATGTTATTCTGTGAAAAATAGTATATAATGTATATAAGAAATAGAACATACGTTCTATAAAATAAGGGGGAATAATATGCAAGAAGAAGTAAACAAAGCTATAAAAAGTGATTTATTAGATGAAAAGCACTTACAAAAGTTAATTCAACTTGCTAAAGAGGAATTAAATAAAAAATAACAATATAAAAATCAAAGACTAGGCATAAGCCT